ACCCGGGTAGGTTCCCCGCCTATCAGCTCCAATCATGGCACCCCCCCCTAGGGGAGAGAGCTATGACTACTCCATAAAGACATTTAAGGAGGGTCTATGAGTAAACAAAATTTCGGGGTTCTTGGCAGAACCACAAAAGTTCTGTTCAACACAGACGTCACTCACCTGGCAACGGAATACAAACAACATCTAGATAAACTAGAGGCTAATCATGGCCGAAAGTTCATGATAGATCGGGCTAAGGAGTATCTAACCATAGCGGAAAGATACGCTTTATACCAACCGTTTGTACCATTGTCATTCATTAAATCAAGCAAAGATGGCTTCCCATCTAGGATATGGCGCTTTAAGTCATATCTTAGAGGAAATGTCAACCAACAAAGAGCAGCACTTTCGGTGCTACGAATTGTAGAAGACATGAGGCTGCCTATTTCAAAGAAATAAGCACGATCACAGATCCTAGTGTTGCTAACACTGAGATCTTAGATGGCATCTTTGCATACATCCCCATTTGGGTTAAAAGGACTTGTCAGTCCTTCAACCTAAAGGACATGGACTACCACTATACTGTTAAGAATGGACCTAACGGACCAGCCTTAGCAACTAGTGATAGTGATTTAGGAGCAGTCAGACTAGATGAGAAGCTATCTAACGCAATTAAGATAGTTTCTAGTGAACTAGATGATGAATTTCCAGCTGATGAATCCTTTTAGTATAAAACTGGAGGAATTCACTCCAAGCTGACTCAGTTTCCTGAGAAAGCAGGGAAAACACGCACAATCGCTGTAGTAGATTACTATAGCCAAAGGGCGTTAAGACCTCTACATAGAGGGCTTATGGCGTTATTGCGAACGCTAGTTTCAGATGGAACATACTCACACAACACTGTTGGTAAGTATGCTGCACAGGCTACGAAAGAGCGATCTTTCATATTCTGCGCAGATCTGTCTTCCTTCACTGATCGCTTCACTGCAATAATTCAAGAGAATTTACTTCTTGAGCTATTAAAAGGGCGTGAACAGCTAGCCACAGCGTTTTGGACTCTGCTTGCGCAGCGTCAATTCACTGTGGCATGGTCGGGGGACATAGTGACCTACAACTGTGGGCAACCAATGGGAGCCTACGGAAGTTGGCCATTATGCACCCTAGCTCACCACCTCGTCGTCGAATACTGTGGACAAGACATCAAAGATGTCAAGTCTAAGTATAGGATGATCGGAGATGATCTAGTCATAACAGATGAGTTAATGGCACAGCGTTACCGAACAATTATCGAGGCTCTAGGAGTCTCCATAAATGAAGGTAAAACTGTGACATCCCACTTGAATGCCACGCATTCAGCTGCGGAAGTAGCAAAGCAGTTATTCCTTAACGGAATGACTCTTACTCCACTAACTCCAGGACTGATGCGCTCATTAAGGAATCCATGGTTGTTTAATTCAACCATGTGTGAACTGATTGAGCGTTACTCAATCACAGTAGACCATGCCATTCTAATTGATATCCTTTTCACATCTGAGAAGGCTAAAAGATTAGTTTGGTTGCTAACAACGAATCCAATTGATGGCGTATTCAGGTCGGTTAAGCCCGACTTAGAATATGCTCAACAATGGGATGCTTTCACAGATGAAGAAGTAAGAACTAGGTTCAAACTTGTTCGACTGCGAGAGCTATCGCTGCAAGCCGTAAAACTCTATCAAGAACCACTAGGTGGTTATCTTGTGTCATGGGCCAGCCTCGCGGCCGGTTACCTTGACGTTCAGAGCTTTACGGGGGATGAATGGCAACATTGTAACTTGACTCTCGAAGCCAACGTTCTTTCGAGACGTTGGATTCTAATAGAGCTCTTCAAAACTCTAGAAGAATTTGCAGAAGTTGAGGTCTATGACCTAAACTTCAACAATCTAAGAGAAGTTGAGTATCTTCCGGATCCGACTTGCCCATTTAAGGACAGGAAAGATCTAAGAAGCACTCAGCGATCTAACTTACTAAATAAAACTTTAGAAAGTTTACTCACTGAAGACAGTTCAACCGTTAAGGATGGTATTGAAGTACC